TTTGGTTCTTCCTACACCAATGCCCCGTGAGTCGGGGATGATCGCTGTGGAGCAAGAGCCTCAACAGATTGATGGTGTATGGCGACAAGTGTGGGTGATGGATTTTGCGGTTGAAAATACGCCAGAAAACGGCGAAAATTGATTCATGAGCGGCCCTTTTTTTGGCGGAAATTTTTTTGCTGGCGGCTTCTTTGCTGGCATTGTGCAAGCAACTGAGCAACTTTTAGTTAAGTTGCGGTCATTCACTGAACGTAGGAGATTTTAATGGCGATCAACCTCAAAGCAATCACTTCAGTGATGGGCTATCAGCAGATTACAAGTTTGAGTTCTGCTACCCGACTGACAGTTCCCAAACGTGATTTGAGTGGCTTAGTGGGTACCCCTCGCATTGCAATTATCACCCCCGAAGGCCAAGCTGTTCGATGGCGCGATGACAATGTCGCCCCGACGGCAAGTGTTGGGATGCCTTTGGCTGCGGGCGTGACTTTGCAGTACGATGGCGATTTGTCTCAGATTCAATTTATTGAGCAAGTCAGCGGCGCAAAACTTAACGTCACTTACTACTCATAAGAGGTAAAAATGCAAATCTCTAACGACACACCCGCATTGAATTACGTTGAGTATTTCACTAAGCAGCTACCAATTGATTTGGCAAACATGGCGATGCTACGTGACGAATTGGCTGTTCGTCAAGGCGCCCTGTCTGCTGTTCAAGATGCAGCGGCTGATCGCGAAAAAGCTAAACAAGAACTGAACGCGGCTCGTGCTAGTGCTGCTCAAACGCAAGCTGATGCCGCTCAATCTTTGACAGATGCAAACGCGCTTTTGGCCGACGCTAAAGCCAAGCAAGATGCTGTTAACGATTTGGCTAAAACTACCAACGCCGCACTAGTCGCCCGCGAAGCCGATGTGGCTAAACGTGAAACTGCTGTTGATGCCAAAGCCCTTGCATTAGCAAGCAGAGAGACAGACTTGAACGCTCGTGCTGCTGTTTTAGCTGAACAAGAAGCTGCTTTGCAAGCCCGCGTCAAAGCGTTTCAAGATAAAGTTGCAGCTATTAGCGCATAATGTAAAAAACTGTACTGGCCCAGTTGACCAGGGTTCCTATGGAACATGAAATGACTGAACAAGTCCAAGAAGCCTTAGCGGAAGTTGAATCCGCGCCAGCACCCGAGGCGACGGCCGCCCCGGAAAGTGCACAAAACGCGCCGGAAGTAGCTGAGAGTCAACCCGAGCAACAGCCCGAGGAGAAGAAATTCACTCAGGCCGAGATCGACGCGATGATCAGCAAGCGCCTTGCTAGAGAGCAGCGCAAATGGGAACGTGAGCAGCAGGCCAAACTTGCACAACCGCAAGCGCCAAAGGAAGTCCCGCCTATCGATCAGTTTGAGTCCCCTGATGCCTACGCGGAAGCGCTGGCGGTCAGAAAAGCCGAAGAACTGCTCGCGCAGCGTGAGTACCAGAAGCAGCAGGCTGCGATTGAGGAGGCTTACCACGAACGTGAGGAAGAAGCCAGGGCCAAGTATGACGACTTTGAACAAGTCGCTTACAACCCGCAACTTCGAGTCACTGACGTGATGGCTGAGACAATCAAGGCGTCTGACATGGGGCCAGACCTAGCCTATTGGCTGGGAACGAACCCGAAGGAAGCTGATCGCATTTCTCGTCTGTCACCTCTTTTGCAGGCCCGTGAAATTGGAAGGATTGAGGCCAAACTGGCCGCAAGTCCTCCTGTTAAACCAACTACCTCTGCGCCCGCACCGATTACACCTGTAACTGCACGAACCAGCGGCAACCCGTCCTACGACACGACTGACCCTCGCTCTGTGAAGGCCATGAGTACGTCTGAATGGATTGAAGCTGAACGGCAGCGCCAGATGAAAAAGCTGCAAGCGCAAATGAACCGCTAACTCTGAAAGGATTGCCGAAATGGCTAATAGCATTCTTACCATTGACATGATCACAAGGAAGGCTCTGGAGATTCTGGAGAACAACCTTGTGCTCACCCGTAACGTAAACCGTCAGTACGACGACAGCTTTGCTGTTGAAGGTGCCAAGATTGGTTCTACCCTGCGTATCCGTCTGCCTGACCGCGCTCTGGTCACCGACGGCGCCGCCCTGCAAGTTCAGGACGACAACGAGCAGTTCACTACCCTGACTGTGTCTTCGCAGAAGCACATCGGCGTGAACTTCACCTCTGCCGAACTGACCATGCAGTTGGACGACTTCGCAGAGCGTGTTCTGAAGCCTCGTATCAGCCAGTTGGCCTCGTCTATCGACGCTGATGTGGCAAACGCATACAAGAGCATCGGTAACACCGTCGGCACGCCTGGCACCACGCCCGGCACTTCGCTGGTTCTGTTGCAAGCCCAGCAGAAACTCAACGAAAATGCTGCCGTAATGTCGCCGCGTTATGCCACCGTCAACCCCGCCGCTAACGCTAGTTTGGTCGAAGGCATGAAAGGTCTGTTTAATCCGACCGACACCATCAGCAAGCAGTTCAAGAACGGCATGATGGGTATCGGCGTGCTGGGCTTCGATGAAGTCAACATGTCTCAGTCGATCAAGCAGTTCACCACCGGCTCGCGTAGCGCTACCGGCGGTACCCTGTCGGCTGCCGTGACTGCTGAAGGCGCAACCACCATCGCCGTTACCGGCGCCGGTAACAACGCCACCATCAAGATCGGTGACGTGTTTACCGTGGCTGACTGCTTCGCTGTGAACCCGCAAACCCGTGAGTCCACAGGTTCGCTGTTCCAGTTTGTTGCTGCGGCTGACGTGACCCTAAACGGCTCTGGCGCTGGCAACATCACCGTGTCCCCGATGTACTCGGCCAACCACGCTCTGGCTACTGTGGACGTCCTGCCGCAAAACAGCAAAGCTGTTGTGTTTGTGGGCGCGGCTTCTACCCAGTACGCTCAGAACTTGGTGTACCACAAGGATGCGATCACTTTCGCTACCGCCGACCTGCTCCTGCCGCAAGGCGTGGACATGGCCGCCCGCGCTGTCCATAACGGCATCAGCCTGCGCGTTGTTCGTCAGTACGACATCAACAACGACCGTATGCCCTGCCGTATCGACGTTCTGTATGGCTACAGCGTGATTCGTCCTCAGATGGGCGTTCGCCTCTGGGGCTGATTGAATGGGGGCTTCGGCCCCCTTCTACACATTTATTTTGAAAGGATTTCATCATGGCTCTTCCTAATGGCGCTGGTGGCTACCAGATTGGCGACGGCAACGTCGGCGAAGCTCAACTGTTTGTTCAAGGCGCTCCTACCGCGCTGACTGCCGCAGCTACCGCTACGGCTGCTCAACTGGCAAACGGCCTGTTCACCTTCAACGGCACTGCTGGCAATCTGACGCTGCCGACCGTTGCTGAACTGGAAGCAGACGTTTCTAGCGCATCTAAAGTGAACGCGGCGTTTGACTTCTATGTCATCAACATTGACGCAGGAACTGACGATGTGACCGTGGCTACGGCTACGGGCTGGACGCTGGTGGGCAACATGGTTGTGACCGAGACTACCTCGGGCCACTTCCGTGCTCGCAAGACCGGCGACGGTTCTTGGACTTGCTACCGCATAAGCTAAAATTTTGGGGGGCTTTAGCCCCCTGTTTTCAAAGGATTCACCATGCCAAATACCAAAGCTGTTGGTGTTGCGTTTGCTGACCCGGAATTTGAGTCGGTATCTGTTACAGGCGCAGTTTCGGCTGCATCTGTGGCTGCCACTGGCGCAGTTTCGGCTGCATCTGTGGCTGCCACTGGTAAAGTTTCCGGCACTCAACTGGCGTTGAACGCCCCAGTCACCAAGACTGCTAACTTCACGTTGGGCGACACTGAAAACTTTGTCATCTGCAACGGCGCTGGCGCCATTACCGTTACGTTCCCGACTGCCTCGGCCAACACTGGCCGCGTGGTTTGGATCAAAACGATAGCGGCTCAAGCTGTTAGCTCGGCGTCGTCAAACGTGCAGCCCCTCACTTCTGCTACCGCAGGTACTGCTATTCTTACCGGCACCGCCGGCAAGTACGCTGTGCTGGTGTGTAACGGGACTGATTGGGTCATCATGGACGCCAACTAAACCTACGGGGGCCTAACCAGCCCCCTTCTTCTCATGGCCGCAATTTATCTTACGCATCCCATCCACGGCGCTAAAGTCGCCACGCTCGATATTGAGGCCGATTTGGATGTTCAAAACGGCTGGTCGCGCTACAATTTCGAAACGGTTGAAGAGACTGTCAACCCTGAGCCTGTAGTGCGTCGCGCGCGGCGCAAGACAACTGAGACTGTAGTGCCCGACGAAGGAGATTGACATGGCGACCTATACCGCAGGCGAACAGATTAACCGGGCGTTGCGGCTGATAGGTGTGTTGGCCGAAGGCGAGACGCCGACGGCCGCTATGTCTGAGGACTCGCTGATGGCGCTCAATCAGATGATTGAGTCGTGGAACACCGAGCGCCTTTCAGTTTTTGCCACCATCGACCAGATCGTCAACTGGCCGGTTGGCTCAATCAATGAAACTCTTGGCCCCAGCGGCTCGCTGGTACGCCTAAACGGCACTGCTGTCCGGCCAATTTTGGTGGACGACGCCACGTATTTCAAAGACCCCGGCACGGGCGTGTCCTACGGCATCAAGCTGATCAACCAGCAGCAATACGACGGTATCGCGGTCAAGACCGTGACCTCGACGTTCCCGCAGGTGATGTTCGTCAACAACACCTATCCAAATTTCGACATCTTCATCTACCCGCGCCCGACGAGGCTGCTGGAGTGGCACTTCATCAGCGTGCAGGAGCTAACGCAGCCTGCAACCCTGACTACGGACATTTTGTTTCCACCAGGCTATCTGCGGGCGTTCACGTACAACCTAGCCTGTGAGATTGCGCCAGAATTTGGCGTTGAGCCGCCGCCTCAAGTGCAGCGTATTGCTATGACCAGCAAGCGCAACTTGAAGCGCATCAATAACCCCGATGATGTGATGTCGATGCCGTACTCGCTAATCGCAACGCGTCAGCGGTTCAACATCTATGCCGGTAACTATTGATGAAAACGCCGATCTTAGGCTCCAGCTATGTGGCCCGCAGCGTCAACGCTGCGGACAACCGCATGATCAACATGTACCCGGAGATCGTGCCAGAAGGCGGCAAGAGCGCGGCTTTTTTGACTCGCTGCCCTGGCTTAAAACGGTTGGTCGCGGTTGGTAGCGGCCCGATTCGCGGGCTGTGGGTGCTCAAAGAGTACTTGTATGCGGTTTCTGGCGACACCTTCTATCGGCTCAACGTAATCGGCAACACCACGCGCTGGCGAATCAAGCCGCTGGGCACGGTGACTGGGACTGGGCCTGTGTCCCTGTCAGACAATGGCACGCAGATTTTTATCGCCTGCAATCCTGATGGCTTCATCTACAACGCAACCACCGAGGTGTTTGCCCAGATCACCGACCCGGACTTCCCCGGCGCGGTGAAGGTTGGGTATCTTGACGGTTATTTTGTGTTCAACGAACCCAACAGCGCCCGCGTGTGGGTGACTCAGTTGCTGGACGGCCTGTCCGTAGACCCGCTCGATTTTGCCAGCGCCGAGGGCGATCCAGACGGCTTGGTGTCGCTGATCGTTGACCACCGCGAGGCGTGGCTGTTCGGCACCAACTCGATTGAGGTCTGGTACGACGCGGGGCTGCCGGACTTCCCGTTGCAACGCATCCAAGGCGCGTTCAACGAGATTGGCTGCGCTGCCCCGTACTCGGTTGCCAAGCTCGACAACGGCCTGTTCTGGCTGGGGTCTGACGCTCGCGGTCGGGGCATCGTTTACCGCGCCAACGGCTACACCGGCACGCGCATCTCGACCCACGCGGTTGAGTGGCAGATTCAGCAGTACGGCAATTTGTCGGACGCCATCGGCTACACCTACCAGCAAGACGGCCACGCCTTCTACGTGCTGATATTCCCGAGCGCCCAGACCACTTGGGTTTACGATGTATCGACCCAAGCCTGGCACGAGCGGGCCGGCTGGTCAAACGGCGATTTTGTGCGCCACCGGTCTAACTGCCAGGCGGTCTACGATGATCAGGTCGTTGTCGGCGATTTTGAGAACGGCAACATCTACGCCTTCGACTTGAACGAGTACGCCGACAACGGCGACATCCAGAAGTGGCTGCGCTCGTGGCGGGCGCTGCCGTCAGGCACAAACAATCTCAAGCGAACCGCGCAACACAGCCTGCAAGTCGATTGCGAAGCGGGCGTGGGCCTCAATACAGGCCAAGGCAGCGACCCGCAAATGATGCTGCGTTGGTCAGACGACGGCGGCCACACTTGGTCTAACGAGCACTGGATGTCGATGGGCAAAGTTGGCGAGTACTATCGCCGCGTTATTTGGCGGCGCTTGGGTATGACGCTCAAACTGCGTGATCGTGTGTACGAGATTTCGGGCACAGACCCTGTCAAGCTCGCTATCATGGACGCCGAATTGATCGTGTCGCCGACCAATGCCTGAACAGCAAAATATCACCAACATACCGTCTAACCGTGTCGAGATCATTGATCCGCGCACGGGGATGGTGTCGCGTGAGTGGTATCGGTTTTTTCTTAACCTGTTCAACCTTGCAGGTAACGGTGGCAACCAGACGTCGCTAGACGACTTGCAAATCGGCCCTCCACCAATACCAGACTCTGGGGGCGGCGGTGGGGGCGGCGGCGGTTCTGGCACCGTCACTTCAGTAGACGTGTCCGGCGGCACGACGGGCTTAACGACCAGCGGCGGCCCGGTCACAACAACTGGCGTAATCACTTTGGCCGGCACGCTCAACGTGGCTAACGGTGGCACAGGCGCCACTACGGCCGCAGGCGCTCCTTTTGCGCTCAAGGGTGCAAACGCTGACATCACGTCAATGTCGGGCATTACAGGCCCGATCGGCTCGCCGACCTACATCGATATGGGCAACGGGGCTGCTACCACTTTGGCGGCTGGCCGCATGTGGTACAACCAAACCACTGGCACTTGGAACATGGGTATGGGTAATGGCAACATTACCCAGCAGGTTGGCGAGGAGTTGTTTCGTTACGGCAAAGCCAGCGCGGCAATTAATGACTCGCCTCTTCAACTGGTCTACAAGACCGGCGTGGTGGGCGCCAGCAGCGTTATTACGTTTGCCCCCGCCGTTGCGGGGATTACACGAGGCGATGACATTCTGGGGTGCGCCACAGAACCGATTGCGCTAAACGGTTTTGGCCGTATCACCACCTACGGCGTTGTCAACAACATCACGACCAACGGCACAGCGTACGGCGAAACCTGGGCGGATAACGACGACATCTATTACAACCCGACAACCGGCGGGCTGACCAAAACACTGCCAACTGTCT